TCATCTGTCGCGTGTATTGCGTTCTATTTTTTCCAGCCGTGAATTGATCTGGTAAAGTTCAGAGGTGTTTTTGGATATGTTTTCGAGGTGTCCCACCGCCAGCAGCGATAACTCGTGCATGTCGGCGGCGTGTTCGCGTATGTAGGCAGAGTCGGCCACGAGTCGGCCGAAATTGTCGGCCATGCCTGACAGCAGGCCGTTGCGCGCCTCTCCCTGCATCTGCAGGGCGGCCATTCGGCCCGATATCTCCGAGCCGGTGTCTTCCGAGAGCTGCGCGGCATAGCCCGCCGTGGCGTCCTGCTGCGCGGTGTCCCCGCTCATTATGCCGTCGGCCCACTCGTACTTCCGGCGCATCTGCTCGCCGAGCTGTTCGGCAAACTGTTCGAGGTTTTCGCGCTCGGTGTCGGTGACCACGTCGTCGTCCATCGCCTCCTCCATCATTTTGCGCAGGCGGCGCACCGGCTCTGAAAGGTCTGTTTTCATAGCCTCCTGCACCATCTGCCTGAGCATGGAGCGCACGAGGTCTTTTGTCGAGCGCGCGCGGTCGGCGGCGGCGCCCCACGAGTCGACCAGCGCCGTGGCGAAATTGTCGATGCTGGAGCTGATGTCTTCGCCGATCACGGCGTCGATGGCGGCGTCCTTGTAGTCGGCAATCGTGTCCCCGAGTTCCTCGAGTTGCTCGCGCCATTGCTCTATGCGCTCGTCGTCGCCATTTTTTTTCGATTGTTCCTGATATATCTGCTGCCGTATGAGGGCCTGCTGCCTTTCGAGGTTACGTATCTCTTCCTCGTAGGTGCTTTGCCTGGCCTTGGAGTATTCGCTGCCTCGCCGGCGCTCGAGGCGACTGTTGACCTTTTCGAGCGCGTCGATATCCTTTTGAAGTTTCTCGATAAGTTTCTCCTTTTTGGCATCGCCGGCTGCGAATATTTTGCCTATTATCGACATTGCTGCGCTTGCGGCGGCTGCTATGCCGCCTATGACGCCGCCGTTTGCGAAACCGTCGGCTATGCCGCCGACAGTGTCGGCAATCTCTGCCACGGCACCGGCTGCCTCCGCCGCTTTGTCGGCGCCCATGCCCTCGAACATCGAGGCGGCGGAACGGGCCGCGTCACCGGCGAGGTCGGCGAAGTACGACACGCTTTCGCCGAGTGCCTTGAGGCGCCTGGCGGGGTCGTCCATGTTATTGAGCTCGTCGTTGAGGCCGGCGGCTGCCTCCTTCGCCTTTTTGAGGGCGTCGGCGCCACGGTCTGCCTCGACCTCCACCTTTGCCAGCTCGCCCTCCTCTTTCGAGGCGTCCTGTCCCTGCCGCTGTTTGATGCCGATAACGTTGCGGAGTGTGTTGGCGCGGATATTGAGCGCAGTCTGGCGTCCCTGCAGCGCTCCGATGCCGGCGTTCGCGCTGTCGCGGCGTTGCAGCAGTGCGCGGCGCTCGCGGAAATAGGCAGGCACGGCGTCGGCGAAGAGTCCGAGCGAGTTGTCGGCGCGTGCCGTGTATAGCTTGCCGAGGGCTTCCTCGTATCGGGCTATCTTTTCCGGGTCGAGGGTGTCGGCCGCTTTTTGGCGGTACTGCTCTAGGGCGGCTATGAGCTCGTCGATGGTGTCGCGCGAGAGGTTTGCCACCTCGCCGAAGGCTTTGGCGATGTCGGTGCCGTCGGCCATCGCGGCGAACTCTATGTCGGCGAGCGCCTGCCGCTCCTCCTGCATCAGGCGCAGTTTCTCAGCCTCGTTGGCAGCGGCAGCTATCTTGGCGGCATACACCTCGGCGGTGGCCGCTTTCCGCTCCTCGAAAGTCCCGTACTCGGCCAGATACTCCTGCATGGAGAGGCGGGCGCTGCGACGCCTGTCCTCGTCGGCCTTGGCCTGCTTTTTGGCCAACAGCTTTCGCAGCAGGTCGTATCGGGCGAGTATCGAGTTTATGGCGCCGGTATCGACGTTGCCGGAATTGAAACCGTCGCCGATGTTGCCGTCTGTGGCCCATTCTGTGGCGAGGATGTCGCCGCTGGAGAATGTGCGCTTGGCATAATGCTTGTTGCCTGCGGCAAGACTTGCCTCGCGGGCGTCGAACAGGGCCTTCTGGCGGTCGACCTCGGCCTTGATCTCGTCGTCCATCTGCGAGTAAAGCGCGGCCAGCTCCCTGGCGTTGGCGAGCTCGGTCTGGCGTTGGCGCTTGGCGTCGCCTTCTCCCAATATGTCGAGGCGCGACTGTTGCAACATGTCGTCGAAGCGAAGCAGCGTCCTGTTGCGCTCGCGCAGCTGCGCCGCCTGCAGGTCGGTTTCCTTCCGGAGTGCTGCCGCGCGTTCGGCGGATATCTCCCCGGGTGTCTTGCCACCCCCGCCGTCGGCCTTCGAACTGGCGAGCTTCTCGTAGGCTTCTTTGGCTGTGCTGTACTGTTTCTCGGCGTCCTCGACCTCCGGGACGGTGGAAGTGTTGGATTTTTTCAGCCGGTTGTATCTTGCTCTTGCTTCCGACAATCTTTTTTGCGCGGCTTTGACCTCGGCGGCATAGTTCTTGGCCGGTTCTTCGGGCTCTGCCTTTCCGGGGTCTCCAGCACTGCCGAACATAATCTCTGCCTCTTCGTTAAGGTCGTTTATCTCCTTTACTTGTCTGCGTCCTTTCTGGATAAGGCTTTGAAGTTTGTTGGTCTGGACGTACCCCCAGGTCGGGTTCCCGGAGTAATCTGCTCCGGTGATTGTGTATGTTTGCTCGTTAAAAGCCTCAAGCAGTTTGGGATTGACGGTTGTATCACCCGAGACAACGCGACGGATTTGGTCTTTGTGCTGCCGCGTGTATGCAGAGCCATATTTTTTTTCTATGAGCTTGTAGGCTTCGAGGTATGTCTTGCCGAGGTTTTCGGACAATTTCTGCGCGTCATCAGAGCTTAAAAAGGCTTCTTTCGCTTTAGCCATCGCGGCTTCTCTTGCTTTCTTGGTCACGAGGGCGTAGGCTGCCGCCTGATCTTTGAGCGCGGTATTCTCATCGCCGAGGGCTTTGAGGTAGTTGCCGTATTTCGACCATATGTCCTCTTTGGCTTTTTTGTAGGCCTCCGTTCCCTCTTTTGCATTCTTGAGCGCGTCGAACAGCTTTTTAATCTGCCGCTCCTCCTCCATGAATGCGCCCTGTGCCTGCGCGTGGGCTTCGTTCATCTTCTTGGCCGCTTTCTCCGCGTCGGTCTGGTAGGTGCACAGCTTGTATATGCCATAGCCGAGCGCGGTCACGGCGGCAAGGAGCAGTCCAAGAGGGTGCGCGGCCATTGTTGCCCACAGTTTGCGCGCCGCTCCTACAAGCTGCGTCTTGGCAAGGGTTAGAAATGCGGTGGCTTTCGACTGCGCGGACAGACTTGCAGTATTAAGCTCGTTTGCCGCGGTTTCGGCGGTGGTGGACGCTATGCTGGCCTTCTTGCTTGCCGTGCCGACATTGGTTAAAGCCGCATTATGCGCTCTTGACGCGGTGTTCAGTTCTGCCTGCGCTGTTCCGAGTTCCAGTTCTGCGGTTTCGATTTTCTGCGCGTTGCCGGAGCGGAGCGCTGCCTCGTATTTCATGTTGGCGGCAACCACTGTTTCCTCGGCGGCCCGCACCTGCGCGGCGGCGGCTCGTTCCGTTGTTATTGCCTGCTGCAGTTCTGCCTGCGCGTGGACGGCCAGTTGCTTTAAGTCGGCCACTCTCGCTTTGGCAAGCGCGTAGGTGGCTATTATCTCCTCTCCCTGGGCCTTCGTCACACTGCCTGACGCGACAGCTTTCTGAACCTCCAGCTCTATGCCGGCGGCTTCTGCCGCGTTGACTTGTCCGATTGCCCCGATCCGGGCCATCGCGGCGTCGGCCGCTGCCGCCTGCATGGCGGTTTCCGCGATGAGCGCCGCCTTGTAAACCCCGGCCGTGGCTATAAGTGCAAGCAGTGCCTCGGCGGTTTCGCGGTAGTTCTTGACCATTTCGTAGGCGGCGTTGACACCCCCTGCGATAATGTCCTCGCTGGATTTGCCGAAGTCGTTCAGCATGTCAGTGAACGCGCCCTGCAAGTTCGACAGAGAGCCTCTGAGTGCCTTGCTCTGCTGCCCGAGCATTCCGTGGAACCTGCCGCCCTCGGCGGTTGCGGACTTGAAGGCGTCCTCGACCATTTTCGCGCTGACAGACCCCGCGCTCATCTCCTCTTTGAGCGTGGACATGGCCTTGCCGGTCTTCGCGCTGATTTCTGTCAGCGGGTTAAATCCGGCGTTGATCATTTGCAGTAGGTCTTGCCCCATCAGCTTGCCTGTCGCGCTCATCTGCGAGAATGCGAGGGTGAGCGAGTTGAATCTCTCGCGGTTTCCCATCGAGATGTCGCCGATGGATTTCAGCATCGGCATAACCTTTTCAAGCTCGATGTTGAAGCCGAGCATTGTCTGCGCCCCCTGCGCGAGGTCGTCGAGCCGCATCGGGGTGCTGGTGACATACTGGCGTATCTGTCCGAACAGCTCCGCTGCCTTTGTCTCGCTTCCGAGGAGGGTTGCGAATGAAACCTCGAGGCTTTGGATTTCCGAGCGGACATTTATTATTTCGCTGATGAACGACTTGATGCGTCCTATAGCGAATGTTGCCGCGATTGTCCCTCCCACACCTTTGAACACATCTGCAATGCGGGAACCCTGCCTCGCGGTCTCGCTGCCTATCCCGGCGATGCTTTCTCTGGCTTGCTTGGCCTGCACCTCGACCCTGCCGGTGTCAAGGTTGATAACAAAATTCAGTTTGCGGCTTTGTTCGCTCAT